TCGATTTCCATGCTTGCGCTTGCCGAAGCAACGCCAGCAGCCACGCCGCCGCCCAGAGAGGCAGAGAGAGAGGCTTTGAGGCTCACTGCACCGTTAGCAACGGCGACTTCCAAAGATACAGGACCAGCTTGAACTTTTTGACTCATATAATTATCTCCTAGATTTCACTATTCCACTACGAGCTGAAAAGAATCAACTCCAGATTGCAGATTCATGAATGCTTGAAACGTCGCGTCACTTGCCGTGACCATTTGTCCCAAAGCCGAGGGAACTTCCGCTTTGCCCGGACAAACGCATCCATTTGTGTCTTTATTCCAGTTTCCTGGATGGATCTCGATGTAGTCGCAATTGGGGACATCCATGATCTGAAAAACATCCACGCCGAAATGCGGCGAGAGTCTCCGCTTGCAGGTATACGTCCCAGGCTTGAGCTTCGGAGCCCACAAGCCGTCAGGCTGCTGAAATGCATGCTCGATGGTCACGTATGAGAACGTTCCGCCTAAGCACGATCCAGAGAGTACGCTAAAAATACCGTCAGAGCGAAACTCGTTATGTTTGAGATTCCAGTTCATCGATCAAGCTTCTTATTGATTTCGAAAACCTGCGATTTGATCACGGCGATGTCCGTCATGATCTGCTCGTCGCGGTTTTCTTTTTGGGCCTGCGCCGTGCGAAGCTCATCAATTGCAGCGGCGTTTGCGGTATTTTGAAAGTCCTGCTTCGTGAGCCACGCGGCAAACGCAAGAAGAGCGATCAGGACTCCTACGGTGACTTTCGTATTTTCCCTGATCGTGGTCATCAAAATTCCTTTTTGACTATTGTGGTGCTACACATCCGTCATACACGTCGTCGGCCTTCTCGCACAACCGATATTTTCCACTGATCTGAGTCTTGCATAGAAGCTTCACGGGATCAACCATCGGACCATCGCAGCGCATGAGCTTCGTTGAACTGCACGCTGGCAAAAGAGCCAGTGCGACAGCCGCCGCCACTGGTGTCCACTGACCAGCGAACTTCTCGACTACGCGCTTCCAAAATTCTTTAAGCTTTTTCATAAGATTTTCCTTATCGATTCTCTATGATTTTTCTTATCGATTCTCTATGATTTTTCTTATTTTGGGCCGATGCAGGCGAAAGAAATTCCATTTGATGAATTTTGAGGAGTTGAGACTCCTCCGCTCACAAAGTAATTAGTTACCTCGATATATGTAGAAGTGGCAGTGGCTTTACTATAGCTAAGAGTTTGCCCACCATTGTCACCGCTCAGACCAAAGCAAGAAGGAATGGCCGAAAAAGTCCCAGGAGCAATATGCAAAGCAAGATCTCCTGTTCCAAGCCAATTAACAGCCGTCAGCCAGCTTCCGCTTTGACTTTGAATCGTACAAGGATCTGAAGAGCAACCAGCTATAAGAGCCCTAGTCATGACTTCAACTCCAGTGCTTGGAGAAGTAACTTGACCTACGACAACCGGAGCCGGGAACGGAGTATCCAGAGCATCAATGGTCCAGAGCATGGAATTTGATCCATTGGCGCTAAAATCTTGAACGGAAATAGAGCCTGAAATCTCCGAACCTTGAAGCTTGATTGTTTTTGTAGAAATAGCACCGACATTCAAGATCCCACAATTTTGCACAGGCAAAGATGGATAAGGACTGCCTGCATTGATCACGTTTGATGTGGCAAAAATGACATTTCCCTCATCAGCCAAAAACGTCGAGTACTGAGCACCGCCAGTGACGCTTTGGGTAGAATAAGAGGCGCACACTCTGTATCTTCCGACGCGACTTGGAGTGAACTGAATTTGCGGGAGATTGGTCGGTTCAGTGACTGTCCCGAAATTTCTGTTCGTTAATTGAGTCAGAGTACATCCGGTCGTGGCAGGAAAATCAGTAGGTGTAGAACCCGCGCCAGTGCTCCAAGAGCATCCAGAGATCTGTCCCGACCAACTCATCGCAGAGTTAGATGGAGTGAAAGCTGTCTGTGACTGAGACGGGTAGTAATACACGTCAACTTGAAGTGGCGTATCCGAAGCCGTATCGATGTTACATCCGGACCCAGTTCCAGCATCATTCATCTGAATTGAAATGGTTTTAGATGCGGATGCAGTAGAGAGAGAAAGATGACCTGTTTCTACCCCTCCATTTACATAAGTATTGCTAGCACCAGTCGCAGTGATTCGAATTCGATTCGGCCCAAGATCATTTGTCCCATCAAAAAGTCTGACGTTACAATTTGCGCTTGAAGATGCTTGGTTCGTGTAAATCTTCCCTCGAACCGAAAAGAAATATTCTCCTGCTGGCATAGATGCAAATCGAATGGCTGGGAGCTGAGTCGATGGAGCCAACGCATTCCCCTTCGTGGCATAAGAGCATCCCGTAGTGACTGAAAAGTCAGAGTAGGAGCTAACAGCAGAGTTGCCCCAAGAGCAGGGAGAACCCTGCATTGAAATTCCTCCGAAATATTGAGCCTGAGACACTTGAGTCAAAGTATTCTGACCCAAGAAAGCCGTATCAAAAGCAGTCGCCGCAGCGGTGCCCGTGGATTCGACATTAAACTGGACAGGCGCACCAGCTACGCAAGGAAATTGCACTGGGTTTGAGAACTGTGGAAAAGACACTGGAGTCAAAACTACAGGAATTCCAAGGTCATGCCCTGAGCCGTCAGTCGCATGGAGGGTAAGATTCGCATCTCCTCCCAGGTAGAGAATAGACGCCGAGCACGAAGACCCTTGAAGGCCATTGGGAACAGTATGAATCCCGCTTTGAAAAGACTGACCCGTTGAACTTGCTGTGAAAAGCGCAGATTTTTTTCCGATCAGAAGATTAGATCCGCCGCTGACAGCAGCAAACGTTCCGCCAGTATTGGTCCAATCTTGAGTGACGCCTGTTTCAAATCCTGGGTTAACCAGAAAATTGATTCCAGATCCAGATCCACTTCCAGACCCAAAGCCGCTGAAATTAGTTCCATCGTTGGAAAATTCCCACTGCTGATCAGTTGAGCTATATTGGATGGCTGGAAATGGAGCTATCCCGTTATTCGCAAACCATGACTTCAGCGAAGTGGTTCCGTCCCCGATTTGAAAATTGTTCAAATTGTACTGGAGAGTGTGTGTGGAATTATCGACTCCCAAATTTGGATTGGAGAGTCCAAGTCCGAAATCAAAAATGTAGCTTTTATTTGCGGTTGATCCGGATTGACCGATCTGAAGCTGATCCGTCCTAAATTTGGTCGGGATCGTGCTCGCGGCAAATGCGGTGCTCGAAATAAGAGCCAGTAAAGCGATAAAGTTAAATTTCATTTTAGACCTCTTCGATAGTGCCTTCGATGACAGTGTTGACACCAGCATCGTTGATTGCTTTCGTACAAGTGAAAAAATTCACATCTGCAATGCGGCAATTTCTCGCCGTCGACTGCACAGCGATGGCCACGTCAGAGCCGCCGCTAAAGTTCATCCATCTCCCGCCTCGGATAGTAATCCGCTGGCCCGCAATGGACAAGCCTGGAGTGACCGCTCCGCCCTTGGAGTAAAACGCCTGCGGCTTAAACACAAGCTCAAGATCAGTGATCCCGCTTGTGATGAGCTGCGTTGCAGCCAAGGTCTGAAGAGTCGTAACTAGGACTCGATTGATTTGAGCGCCGCCTGTGATTGCAGCGACCAATGAATTGATGTCCGGATAAGTCCCGCCCGTGCCCACTGTGGCATCAAAGGCAAGCTGAGAAGAGTTGAGTTGCTCTTGCTGGTCCAGCCAACGAACCCAGTCGCCTGTCGTCCCGAAAAGGTAATTGTGCTCTTCGCAGGGAGGAATTTGATTGGGCAAATAGCCTGATAAAATCTCACCCGATGTCGGCGCGTCGCGTGTCCCAGTGGTGCAAAAATCTGGATAATTAGACGGTCTTGAATATGGCATTTGATTCTCTCCTCAATTTAACCCGCATAGGCTCCCCCGACAATAGGATCTCGTCTGGTCCCGTATCCTCGGATGATCGTGTTATTCCCCGCGTACCCAAAAGGTCCATTAAATGGACGCAAAAGAGTCCCGTATTTCCCACCGACTCCAGGAGTGCTGACACTCCCGTATCCGGCCGCAGGAAGCATCGTCCCCGCGTAGCAAAAAGGCGAAACTGGATCATAAACCACAAGCCCGATCGAGCGAACTCCAGCGGGCAAAACTTCATCCAAGATGTGTATGATGGATTCAAACGCCATTAAATCAGGCGGGTTGTAGACTGATTCCATCAAGACATCGCCAGGAAAAAACTCGAACATTCGCACCTGACTCACCTGCGTGAAAAGCAGGAAGGTCTGAATCGCTTGTTCGGGTTGTCCTTGGGAAGTATTGATCTTGATCTGGCCATAGATGTCAAGAAGGTACTGAGCGTCTGAAGCACCAGGAGGACGCGCGATCCCGACGATCTGACCGATATTATCGAGCTGCTGACCGGATGCATTCCCCAAATACCGAAGTGTATTCATCCCCACAAGCGCGTCTTCGATCAACTGCACTTGCGTGATAAAAGCACTCAAAACTCCCTGCAAAACAGGCGACTGCTGATATTCAGTCAGGAGCCTTGCAAGAGCATTTTGCTGGTAAGTCGTGATCTCAGTAAACAATCATCACCCCGGAGTCGAATTCACGACGATGAAAATGGTTTCAGTAAAAGCCTGCTGAAAAGCTGCGATCGGAATATTCGCTGACATCGTAGGATCAGGAGCAGTTCCGACAAGCAAGGTTGCACCGTCAATCCCAGGGATAGAGGCGAGCTGAGCTGTCAGGTAAGGATCGACGATCACGTTCACGCCCTGACCTAGACCATTGATATAATTATCCAAGATCTGATTGACCAAAGCGTCCCCACCCGCTGGATAGGCATCATTCACCAGTAGATTTGCGATAATGTAGATGTCGATGTTTGTCGGGCGAGAAAAATGGATGACGTGAGTGTTCCCTTGAGAATCGGTGATCGTGTAATTAGACGTCCCATCAGTCGCGATCCCAGCAGGTTTTGCAAGCCAGATGGCTTCAGCGATATCGGCATCAGATCCGCCATTGACAACCGCTTCAAAACTATGAGGAGGACGTCCCTGAGCATCAGGCACATCGCCCGTGTTTTCGTACACGAGAGCTGAAGTCACGCCAGTCACGGCAAGAAGTTTCGAACGAATCGCTTCGACGGTTCCAGCTCCTGCGATCTGAAGCTCTTCGTTCATGCGCGCGCGATAGGCATTGTCGGTTTCGACGTTCGTGCCCACGACTGCATCTTGGATATTGAGCACGTTGGTTAAGCCAGAAATCGGAGTTACGATGTTCGTGAGCGTTCCAGCATTAGCGATGACCGGACCTGTGACTGTCGCAATCACGGTCACATTTGCCTGGTCGATCCCCGCTTGAGTGATCGCCGTGACAGGCGTCACGAGAGTCGGAACACTGTTCATCAGCGTCGTCTGCAAAATCTGAAACTGCGGCTGGACCATCAGTCCGCCAGTGCCTGGGCCATTAAAATGAATCGTAAAGCCAGCTCCGACGCTTCCTGTGACAGTACAGCCGGAGCAGAAATTCAAACCCTGAATCGCCGCCTGAAGCATCGCCGCTGAAATATTATAAGCAAGCTCTACAGTACCACTTCCGTTGATCCCAAGTTCCCACTGACCACTGACGGGCACAGTGGGAAACATGATCGTCTGAATCGAGCTTTGACCCGCTCCCAAAGTAACTGCACCGCTCAGAGCAAAAACGCTCGTCGGAGAATTCAAAACAGAAAATTGAGTCGTACCTGTGGGAATCGGTGTACCAGCCGTACCGAAAAGCTTCACATTTGAAATGACGGAAGCAGACGCTGGCTTTCGAGGGATGCCCCGGAGCGCTCCAACGTTATCTAGACTCGCTCCAAAAGCGGTGTCTGGAGTCTGAGAGCTGTACGTGTCTTGCATCGCTTGCCAGGCAAGAGAGAGCGCTTCAGCAAATGGACCAGAGAGCTGAGAGAAGAAAGATTGTGGCTGAACGTTGATTCCTGCGCCGAGATTCGCCTGGAGACCTTGATTGATCCCCGTTTGAATGTCGATGAGTTGCGGCATCACAAAACCTTGAGGAGTAACTCCGAATCCTGTTCCTCCGCTCATGTAGGTGTCCCCTGTATGGTTGCATTCACGGGCAAGGTCACTTGCGCCTGTGCCGTGATCGTTTGTCCCGTGCTTTCTTGAGCTATCACAGTAATTGAAAAGGTGCGATTTGCGTTAGAATAAGTGAAACTGACATTCAAAATTTGCGTGATTCCTGGAACGTTAGCAGCCGCGTTAACGATGTCGGCTTGCACAAGATCGACATTCGGATTTTTGATCAAGATGTCCTGCTTAAACGGCACTCCTTTTGAAGTGTCTAAAAACCATTCCCCTAGCCACACTTGAAGAGTCTGCTGAAGATCCTGAGCAATCGCGTCAGTTCCACTCACGATCGAGAGATCCCCATTGATGATCTTGATGTCGTTAGTCGAGAGGTCCATCAGCAAATCACTCATGTCGCTGGTCCCCCGCTTCCAAGAACAGGGAATGTTCCGCCTGATCCCCCTGGAGGTACTACAACTTCAAAAGATCCAGGCTGTACGCCCATGTTCGCTTTGAGGTCATTGTAAATGACTGTGATGGCTTGCTCCCAGAGAGCTTCAAGATCTGCTTTTGTGATGGGAGTTCCAGGCGTACCTGCGCCGAAAAAAAGATCAGCAATCGCTTTTCCTGTCGGCGTTGGATTGAGTGCCACTTAGGATTCCCCCTGAAGCGTCGCGACTTTACCCGCAAGTTCACTATAAGTCGAAAATGCGTTCAAGGGCTGCGGACCGATACCCGTATTGGTCGTGTCCCCTGCAAGCGTCGAAAGTGCTTCTTGAAGCAACGATATCAGCTCATTGGTCCCATTTGAAATCTTAAATGTTCCGCCTGGAAAAACCTGAATCGTCGCTTCCCCGTTCACGATCTCAAGTGCGTCATCAGTCGCAGGAGTAAAGGCGTCCGGGATCGCAGAACCGCCGATCAGAGCATAGGCATCGGTGATATGATTCTTTCTGGGATCTCCTGGGTCTGACGCACCGCCTTGAGATTTCCAGACGTCGAGTGATCTTTGCGAAAAAACGAGAGTCACGTCATCGCCAGGCACAAGCGGCATATGAATGAAACATTCCCCCCCGCGCGCGCGAGGATGCTTCACGGGGACCATGGGGATCACTGGCGGAAGTTTGAGCGTGCCGTCGTTGAATCTCTCGTAGAGTTGAATCTGGACGTCCGCGTACTGCGTGGCCTTATTGTATTTGACGATCTTCGCGGGCAAGCAGAAGTACATGTCGAGCATCATCGAATCGACGATGGACCTGACGACGTCCGAAAAATGCGGTTTGTAAGTCGATAAATTAGCCACTTGTGGTCACCACTTTAAAAGCCTGACACTCAGTATAAAAAGGGCCTTCCCAGGAATCGAAATCATGAACCGCGCGGCCGACGATGTACTCTCCGTTGACAAATTTGCTCGTGATCCGCACTTTCTGGGAGAGCGAAATCTCAGGTCGTAAGAGCGTTTTAAACGAAATATCGTTAGAAGGGCTGACTTCGATGGATTTTGAGAGATCTTGAACTCCGATGATCCCTGGAGGCGCGACTTCAGGGATGCCAATGAGACCAGTTGCTACTGACAATTCAATGAGCGGCGCTCCACTATCTTGACCGATGGGCAAAATATTGACCATGCTCCCCACCACGTTCATCGAAAGGCCCATCTTGCGACAGACGTCAGAGAGGATCACGAGCGGGCTTCCACTGAGCACAAAACCGTTATTCGCGTAGTTCCCGGCTGGGATTCCAGTGATCACGCCTGAGAAGATCTGCTGTTCTTCGAGCGCCGTCAAAAGCGCATTCACGATTTGCTGGTTCGTCACCGCACCAGAGAAACTTTGATTGATCGTTCCATTCGTTAATCCGAAATGAGCGTCTCCTGCGATGATCTCTGTGATGTAATCAGGGCCTTCTTTATGAGTCCTCGCCCACAGGATGTCGGCAAGCGCGATCTGTTTTGGACCTGAGCCGTAGCCTGCAATGATTCCGATTCGAGTTCCGACTTTCGACTGAATCAAAGCGCGAGAATTCGGGCCTAGATTGTAGAGTGACAGATTCACCTGATTCGTATTAAACTGGACGGTCGGCTGAACCATCGTCACTTTGCCTTTGATCCTAAATCCAGAAGAGCCGTCCGGCAAAACTGAGCTAAATTCGGTGTACCCATTATTATAACTGATCGTCGGCACGCCTGCGGATTGACCCAAAATCGTCGCAAAAACTCTGACTTTAACGACGCGTCCGAAGCTCTGACCTGTCATCGTCATAGGACAGTTCCTGCTTCTAGATAATAAAGCCTCACCCTCGCGCCAAGATCAAACTGACCTGGGTCAGTGCTTTGCCCGCTCGTATCAAAAGCAAAGATAGTTCCTGGTAGTGTCGTGAGATCCGTGAATCGATTAAAGAGCTTCCAATTCACGTTGACTGGGACTGGAGCGCATAGAAGATTTCTGTTTTGGTCAGCTAAGGAGATGAACCACTTCCCTGCACCGTTGTTAATTCTCGGATTAAAGTAAAGCGTTATTATGTACTGCGTCTTATCTAAGATGACCGCTTGCTCGTAAGTAGGGAGAGTATTGTCGGTATGAATTTCAAGAAGTGCCATTTAAAATGTCCCCGATCCAGCCACTGCGGAAGCGATCTGCGGACTCGCGGCTTGAGTCGATTGACTGCCAAGACCAATAATAGAAGAAGCCGTGCTGATGATGCTTTCAGCGAGCGACTGTTTTTGGACGGTGAGCGTACTGACAATTTTGATCTGCTTGATGTCCATTTCAAAATCAAGCGCGTAACCCGTCTCTTCGTTACGTGGAAATCTGAGCTTTTTGATCACGACGTTCGGATAGGTTTGTCGTTTTGTCACGAGCGTAAAAGGAACTTTGTTCTGATAAACCGCAATCAGAATCGTTCGAGACACGGCATCCACTGCTCCAGAAAAAGCGTTTGCAGCCAGATTTCCAGCGTTCCCTTGCAAGGCCGCGCCAATGAGCCCCACTCCTTGAGAAAAACCGGAGTTGAGTAAATTGGATCTGGCTTGAGAACTCGTGATCGCAGAAAGCGCTCCAGCAGCGACATTGGCGATCGCCACGGACAAATCAAGCGGCGTGCTAGAGATCGTTCCCTTGAGCCTCACAATAGGATTCAAAAGCTGGATATGATCGCCGACTTCAGGGCCTTCTTCAACTGGATGCTCAGTGACATCTGCGTCGTAGTCGACTGCCTCATCTTTCACGACGTCAAGCACTGCCAAGGGAACCGGGATACCTGTCGCCGTATTGGGCTGAAGAAGCATCGTTCGACCTAGAATTTGTCCTGCACCGTTTGAAAGTTGGAGTAGTGATGCCATCTAGTACACCTTGCTCCTTGCCGCGTCCATTTTAGCTTTGACCATCATGTTCTCGTGGCTATCGACGTTGGCTTTTGAAATCATGTGCGCAGCCGCGTGCGGAGTCGTTCCAGGAGGAACTGAGATATTATTTTCCGTGTGGAAATGATTCTCCTGAGTCACTGGCGCTGGATTAGCTGCTCCCCCGCCTCCGAAAGCTGCGTAACCACTTGGCGCGACTGAACCCGCTTTTCCGGCTAACCCTGCTCCGATTCCAGAGACGCTACTGAATGCTGTTTTCGCCTTATCAAATCCTTTGCCGGTCCAGGTATCTTTGAAAGCACCGCCGCTCAAGATGACAGCCAGATCGTGAATCCCGACCGCCGCCGCTCCGATGCCCAGCATCACTGGTAAGAGCGGCGCGAGTGCCGCGAGCGCACCTTCTCCGAACAACGTGATCGCAGGCAAAATATCAGCGAGTGCGCCGATTTCAGTGAATACAGCGAACGCCTCCCCTAGCCCGCTTAAGACTCCGCCAAGAGCGGTCAATGACGGCAAAAGCCCCAAGATCGGCCCGATCATTCCGACGAAAGCACCGACGATGTTAATCGCCTTGAAGACCAAAAACGTCGAGATCAGAACCGACATCGCGGTTTTCATTCCGCCCATCGCTTCGATCAAAGGTTCCATCACCTTCCAGACGGCCGTCGCTCCAGTGAAAACAATCTCAAGACCGTTTGCGAGTGCGTCCAAAAATGCGTTAATTCCCGAAGCAATCACCTTTTTATTGAGGACAAACCACTTCGTGAAGGCATTGATCATCGGCGTGAGATGCTTCATCACGCTGAATCCGATTTCATAGCCCATCTTCCGGAACATCAGCCAGAGCTTGGACATCTGGATGTCCATCTCGTAGCCTTGTTTGATGGTTTTGGCAGAGAGAGCGAAGTTTTTCTTCCCCTCCTCCGTCAGCGCTTGGATCGCTTTCGGGCCTTGCCTCATCATGTTGTAGAGCTTGTCGGACCCCATCGCCATTTCAAGCAGCCGTTTAGCCGCTATGGGAGAGCTTTTTGAGATCTTTTCAATCCCCCCTGAGACATCGAGCATCGCCTGAGCAGCGGTATAATTTTTGTCGTTCAACTTCCCGATGATGGCGGACTGGTTCCCCATCGCGCCGCCGATATTCTCAAGGGCTTGTCTGGCTTCCACATCTCCCGCGCGCGCCTTATCCATCGTAGTCGCAAGAGTCTCCATCGAACTGACGAGATCTTCGCGATTCATATTAGCTGCGACCTTGGCTGCGTATTCGTACTCTTGCAGTGCTTCGGTATTGATGCCAAGCATGTCGGCCTGGTTTTGAAGGGATCTGGCGTTGGACGTGAAGAGGTTTTGGGACTCGAAGACTGCGGCGGTCATCCCTGCGATTTCAAGCGCAAAGCTCCGCATCTCCGAGCCAAATTTCTTGATCTTGGTTTCGGCGGCGTCGATCTTTTTGGAGTCAAAATTCAGAGAGACTTTGACTCCAAACTCTCTGAGAACTTCACCCATCCCCATTCTGTTCTCTCGCCTTCCTCATTGCTTTTGCGTTGGCTTCCTCCTGGAGATCCATCGCATCGTTTGCCTTCATGACCATGGGCAAATTCCAGTAAGTCCCAACCCTATAATAATCGTGTCCCGCAAGAACAAGCCGCATGACTGGCCAGCACATTCCTTCTGGAACTGGAACGGTTACGACGCTACCTCCATCTTGTCTGACGCCTTCTTCATCATCGTCGCTACCCCGTCCGCAATAGCGTCGAAAAAATCAGCATGAGTGAAAGCGATCACTTCCCCCGTCAGCCTCATCATCGAACCAATACGGCCCAAGAAATGCGCTTTGATCGAAGTTTCATTGAGAAGGAACTTTTTACCAGCTCCTCCTTCTTCGCCCTGGAATTCAACGGTTGATAGAATCTTTTTCATCAACGCCATCGACGATTTTGAATCCAGTTTCTGAAGAAGCATCGTCACCGCTTGAGTCAGCGCCGATGCAATCTTATCCCCATCGTCACCGACTTGGGCCATCGAAGCCGCCGATGCGCCAGTCATTTTGACGAGTTCGACTCCGATGTCCCATGCCGTTTCAACGGGATGATGGCTGATCAGGTATCTACAGCCATCGACAATCACTTCTTTGTTATTTTCCATTGAGATGGTCTCCTAATCTCAAAAAGAAAAAGCTTAAACGGAAGATTCCCCGCCCGCCTCGATATCGAGGTAGCCAGAGATATACGTCCACTCACGCCCTTCGGTTTTGTCGGCAAAGGTGATCTTTACCGGCTTATTAAACACGCCTTGTTTAGACTGAACAACGGAAGTACCGTTTTTGTCAGTCATATAAAGCGGAACCACGGCGACAGCCATGTTCTTTTGCTGGAGAGCTTGGAAAAGGGTATTGAAATAATCATTCAGCGGGCTGGCCTGCTGAAGAGTGATTTTCACTTTGCCCTTTTGAACTGGACTGATGACGAGAGTGACTTCACCGTCAGATCCAGAACTCATCTCACCTGTGTCGTTGTCACGTTCGGCTTCAAAGAAAGTTCCTTCTTGAAGACCTGACACCTTTTGAGTCCCCACCGTGGTGATGACATCATCCGGCGCATATTTTCTTGTGATCCCGCTTGGCATATTTGATACCCCCTATGTCCCTTCTGAGCTTAGGTGCTCGCAAAAATCTGAACGTTAATTTTATCGATCGCACCTGCTAGAGTCCCGCTTCCTCCGACACCGTTGAGTGTACGCGAAGCTTTGTCAGACGGAGAAACGGTACTGATGTCTGGACCAAACACCGACCAGCCTGGAGCAAGACCCCCGTTGTCCTGACCTTGGCGCATCGCTGCTGAGATCCCAGATTCGATCTGAGCAATCCCGCCATTTGTGTACGGGATCTTCAGATTCAAAGGGTCCGTCTCAATGGCGATGATATTGGACTGAGTCGTCGAAGCGAGCCAATCCAAGAAAATCGTCACGTCAAAGTACTCTCCAGCAGGAGTCGTCCCATAAAGAGTCGTTCCGCCTCCGCCGATGTTGACGTAAATATTGCCGTTATTGAACAATACGTTTGCGATCTGAGTCGGATTCAAGTTGTCCGGAGTGACCAGAGCAAGAACCTTCATCGCCCAGTTTGCGCTTCCAGGAGTGGTCGGGAGCAAGTATCCCATCCAAGCTCCATCTGGACCCTGAGTGTTCGCTCCGGCCGAGTACATGATCATCGTTCGGTCAAGAGACAAGCCCTTGAGAACCGCCATGACGTTTCCAGTGCCGTTGGTCAGCACGTTGGAATCCAGAGTCGCAGTCAAATACACGAGAAGCTGGCTCTCGATGTAGGTCGCGATCTGAATGATGTCGGACGCTACGTGGCTGGTCACGATCACGCCGTAAGGCGAGACGTTTGCAGCAACGCCGAGGTAAAGAGCCTCGATGTCCTGAACGATCGTATGATTCGGAGTCAGATTCGCCTGAGTGAGCAGAGAATCGACCGCCGTGTAGCTCACGCCAAGGCCCGGAGTGGCTGAAGTCAGAGTCAAGGTCGCGCTCGGACCTGTTCCAACGACTGCGCCAGTGACCGGAGAACCACTTGGGAATGCGGTTGCGATCGCAGAAAGGAGTGCAGCCAAGATCGATTGCTGAGTATCTCCGCCGGTCGCAGTGTAGCTGATGATCACGCTATTCAGAGTGAACTTGTACTGATGCGATGGGGTCAAAGTATTGACCATGAAAGTGTCGACTTGCTCGACGGCTGCGGTGAATTTTCCGATCAAGAACTGAGAAGGCTTGATCGCTTGAGCCATGAGAGAAGTCGCTTCGATCAACTCAGGATCAGAAGGCATGAAACCGTCTGCGACCATTCCGGCCGTGCCCGTGTAGACACGGTACAGCTCACCGAAACGATCCGATGGCCCGAAGATAATCGGGATACTGAAGGAGGCAAGCGAGACCGTCCTCGTAGATTTTGTGACGACTACATTAACGATAAGTGCTGGCGATGCCATGTTTCTTCCCCCTTACGGTAAGACAATTGTTTTCGAGTTCCCCACGATATCTGCGTTGACCGTCCCAATTGTCGACGCAGTATCCGTCATGTTTTGAGTCAAGCCGAGAGACAACTCGAATCCTGCGCGCTCCTCGTATTCGGTTTCTTCGAGCGCAGTTAGGTTCCGTGGTTTTCCCACTTCTTGAACAGAGACCCCACCGATCTTCAGTTGATCCAGGATACTCTGACGAATCAAAGAAGAGTTCAAGTCTATTGCGAGCTGGTGAGCCATCGGGCGATGAATATTCACGTTCCCGAAAACTTGGACGGAGAGAGTCATTTCTTGCTGAATCCCCACTCCGAGCTTCATTATGTTTCCTGAAGCGGCCGAGAACTCGTTTGCATTTCTGCCAACTGGACGCGGACCATCGATGATCTTGAGCGTGATGCACGGGCGTGCAAGCAATGGCTGCGATTGATTTCGCCAGAGAATATGCTCCTCGTCGTCTTGAAAGACGCCTTCAGTTACGGTTGCAACCCAATCGTAAAGCGCATCTTGGATAAGTTCAAGATTTAATGAGCCTGCGGGGTAACTCATCCGGATGCCTTCCCGTCACTCGACTGCTCAGGCTCACGCCAAATGATCGTCATGAAATAGTCGAGATTCGTGCCTTCCCATCGCAAAGGAGCCATCGCTTTGTACTCATCGCCGTTCACGAAGATCTTGTCCGCCGTTCCGAGCGTTTTCATGCTGTCAGTGAGGATAGGTTCGTCGGTATAAAATTTCCAGTACTGCTTGAGCCGATTGCCTTCTTCAGGAAGTTTTAGCTCGCGCGCGCTCGTGGGTTGAAGAGATCCACAAACCCTGATCTCTTCTTGGGGTCCGGGATAATACCGGCCTTTGACGTAGTGCCCCGACGCCGTTCTCTTGACCAGATAATCTCCGGTCAGGAATCTGCCAATGAGCGTCATACCACGTCCCCCCGGATGAGTTTTGTGGTCTCAGGAATCATAAACGACATTTTTGCGTTGTGTAGAGTCGGCCGCGCCTTTTTGTTCTCTTCGAAGTGCTGGCAGATCTTACCCCATTCAATCAACGTCGGGATGAAATCTAGAGGCCTGGAGATCTTCACGCACTCGTCACAGATGCGATGTCTGAGCATCGTGACGCTGGCAGGCTCACACAGTATCGCTGAAGGCTTTGCAGGCCAGAGCAATACAATCGGCTCCCAGAGCCCTGGCTTCAGCGATCGACAGCGTGGATGCGTGCATTTCGCCATTATTTACCCTTCACCACTTCATAATCCAATGAATCACGTAACTGGCCCGTGTCGATCAAAGTATGATCGGACCCCTTACGTTTCACAGTTTTGGTCTTGAGAGGAGGCGGCACGCCGTCTTGAATTTTGTTCTTGAACGCCGTAACCAAAAACTCCCCTACGATCCCCAGTGCTCTATGTTTATCCATCCTACCTAAAGCGATGCTGGTTGAAAACTTTTTCAGCATCCGCTTCAGCTTTTTATCGACTTCCGTCATCGTGGATCGAAGATAGGATCTCTCAGGAATACTTCCGTCTTTGCTCCCGAACTCGTGAATCATGCCGAGTTTAGCAATGCTGATGGGAGTCGCTGGAGTTTCGCCTTCTTTGGGTTTGTACTCTCCGCTTGAGCGCAGGAATCCGACAGAGACATGCTCTGCTCCGGCTTCCTTTTTCATGGTCGCCATGAACTCGCGCCAGCCCTTGTCTTTGTCGCTGAAGATCCCCACGGCTCAGTATGGCCCGCAAGGTCCAGGAAGTATCGGACTCCGAGTCGACATCATGGGCACAATCGTGGAATTGCGCAGCTCGATGAAATCAATGCCGTACCGCGTCGTAGCTAACCAAGCGTCGCCAGATCCAACTTCTCCGATGTACTGGTAGGACCGTGAGAGATCGCCGACTTGTTCCGCCGTAGTCGGACCGCCCGATGACCCCGCACCTTGGCGTCCGGATGCGGTCAGCATATGAGCTGTCAGAAGAGACTGCGCGTATTGAGCATTGGTTGTCCAGATCGTGAGCGGCGCGCGTCCGATCGCGATATTGAGATAGGCTAAAATTTTGGGCGGGGCAATTTTACTGAACTCATCAAAGAGTGTCAGGAAATACTCGATGGTCGCATTTGTATTCATCCCCGCCCCCTAATAGCCTGATTAACCGACGTCTGAGAACCCTTCGTCGTCATCGTCATCTTCTGTGCCTGTTTTCGACAAAAGCGGTTCAAGCTGCTTTGCGAGAACCTTTTTCACGCGATGGCGACGCTCTTCATCGAGCCATTCTTGGAGCATCTCGCGATTGAACGTGCTTTTCACGATCTTGACTGAATCCACTTCGTTGAAATATTTCAACTTCACAGGCTTGTCGTCTTGACCCACCAACTTCACGATCTTTTTGATCTTGCCTGATGGAGTGCGCTGCTTGATCTCAACTTGAACAGCCATCAGCTCGATGACTTTCTTTTTAAGCATCTGCTGAATGCTCGGACTTCCCTCGTTCTGTTTCCAGATATGAGTCGGGAATTGATTCCAGCCTGGCTTGAGCGAGTGGATTTCTCGCGGATTTTGGCTGTTATCCACTTGCTGAATGACTCGGACTTTGCCGGTCTTCTTGTTTTTCAGCCTGACCTCTTTGTACGTGACAAAGGGTAAGGCATGAACGTTCGTGCCCTTGTAATTAATGAACATGATCGGGGTCTCCTTCCGATTTATTCGTTATGCCGAGGTTTCTTCCAAAGAATCTTCAGATTCATCCTTGGAATCGCCCTTTTTGGACTCTTCTTCGGATTCGTCTTTGGACTCTTCTTCAGCGGGAGCGGCTTTCTCCCCCGCAATTTTTAGGACGCCATCTTTCAAGAGCTTGGCAATATGAGGATGGCCTTTGGCTTCATCCATCACATCACGAGCGATCTGATTCACACCGGGAACCAGCGAATGAGTTCCGTTGTGCAAAACGATCGTACCTTTACCAGAATGGGTCACTTCAACCAGATCCACTTTTTTGCCTTCAACTTTGCGCTCAGGCATTGGACCAGCGGGACCGCGTACTGCGACGGGTTTGCCGGACTTGTCAACCGCGACATTTGCGGGAGAAGGATAACGCTTATCTTTAGCCATGACTGTCTCCTAAAATTTTGATTGAGAAAAGGGCTGACGCGCTCTCGTGGAATGCGCCAGCCCTAGCTCTCATGATGTGATTGTTACCGAAGTAACAAATCAGATCCCGTCGCCGAATGCAAGGGCGAGCGGGTAATAAACCAGCACACCGCCGCATCGTTCGATACAAGGCACTCGATAGACCAGATTGCGGATCTGAAGCTCAAGCTGTTCGAAGTCCGATGGGATTTCGAGAGTCAAGACTTCAGGACTGCGGCGATACGCGTACATGCGCGCGTAAGGAGCCGAGCCTGAGCCGCTGACGCCAGCGGTCGCCAACTCATTCACCCATTCAACCTGCTTGATGTACGGGTTGTTTTCGAGGAAGTAGTTGAGGATCGTCTTGTCGCTGAAACTCGAACGGGCCGTGCTTGCAACGTAGTTGTACTGCGCCAACGGAAGAAGCATGGTGTCCGGATTTTCAACGCCAAGAGAGACGCTGACGACCGTGTTCGCTACGAGGTTCATGTCGTAGAGAATCTGGTCAGGGGTTTTGTTCACCCACTGAGTCGTCGAGCCAGTTCCAGTGGCAGGGATCGTGACGGAGGTCACGTTCGGTGCATTGAACAAGCCGATCAAGCCAGTGAGAGCATCACCCTTGAATGCAATCGTGTTTTCCTTCTGAGCGATGGCTCGGCGAGCGGCGTTTGCACGGCGCTGTTCGAGTGGGACGTTGCCATAAACAGCAGCGCGCATTTCCTGCACGTTGTATTTATAGGACGCTCCAAGAGTCTTGACCGTAGCCGAGAACTCTTTACCGCTCACGTCGGCGTCAGGAAGGTCATCCGCATAGTTGCTGACGATCTTCGCGATACCGGACTGATCGTACTGACGGTAGAAAATATTCTCCGCCCCTGGATCAGCTTCGGAACTCACGGGGATCAGTTTACGAGCCTTCAACTCAGCATACTTAATGTCGTAAGTTTGCTGCTTGATGTAATCGAGCTGACGATTCAAGAAGAGTGATTCGCCAGAGTCGAAGTGAGGAAGTCTATTCATCGATTTCATTTTCGTTTCCTTTCTTCGATTAAGCGATGTTGAGTTCAATTACTGCATAACCAGCGGCGCTCGTGGTTCCACGAACGACAGCCTGACCAGCAGCCATCTGGACAGCCGTTGCAGTATCAGCACTATTTCGGAATGCTCCGAGCTGAGTGCCAGTACCAGCAGCGAAACGGACGAATGGATTCGCGCCGTCAGCCATCGCAGTCTCAGCCAAAACCCAGACACGGCCGAGTCGCATGCAGGGCACGGACGCGAACTGTGGATAGGTGGGAACCGAGAAAGCAGGGTTTTGAGCCCGTGCCTGGTCAGCTAGAACAACGCCGAGCTGTGCACCGACTACGGTGATGTCACCGGAAGCCGATGGAGCGCGGGCTGTGAGCTGGTCAAAGCCCAGAGTGTTCGTTTCATCAGTCACCACGAGAATGCCGTATGCAAGAGCAGCGGCATAAGCGGCGGCGGACAAAACGTCCTTCACCCAAGTATTGTCAGCGATCTGTCCGGGGTACGAGACCGCCGGAATATTGATCGCATATGAAGTTTGTGCCATTTGATTGTTCCTTTCTTACTTTTTAACTGCCGAGAGGTTTTGCTTCCAGAGATTCCGACTCTCACTCATGGCTTTCTTGCGAGCACCATCAATGTCGATGACCGGAGCATCAGCAGAGTCAAGACGCTCACCTTGAGCTTCAAGACCCAGCATCGCGCGACCAATCTTCGAACGAGATTCAGAACTGCGATCTTCGGCGAGTTCAAGAAGGCCGTCGAAACGGCTTTCAAGATACACAGAAGATTTGCCAGCGAGATCCGCTTTTGGATTGCTGTGCTTGATTGCCGTGGCGCGAATTTCGTCGTCGCTCATGGAATCAAACTTCTTAGCAGTCTCAAACGGAACAAGCTTCTCGGCTTGACGTTCAAGCTTCACGCGAGCGCGGATCGTCTTGGCTACAGAGTCTTGACGATCTGGCTTAGCTTCACCCGAACTCATCGAGGAAGCAGCCATTGCATCAAGCTTGCCCATCGCAGCGTCGTACTTGTCTTTCATCTCAGCGAAATCCTTCTTGAGCTGATCGACAGGTGACATCGCAGCGCCGCCGCCAGCTCCAGCAGAACCCGCTTCGAAATCTTCGTGACCGGCTTTGTCGTCGCCTGGATCTTTCTCATCTTCGTCAGCCAGCTCTTTGCCGCCTTCTTTTTGAGAATTGGACTTCACGCCGCCGATGACACCGTGCTCGTCTTCATCGTCGTTTTCTTCACCTTCATCGTCGGCTTTGCCAACGGGACCAGTGATCGTGCCGGGCTTCGCAGGAGTTTTTCCAGGGGCCTTTCGACCGTCTGGAGTTTGCTGCTCCACTTTCACTTGTGGCGAGACACCAGGCTGGCTGATGTCCACGTCTTTTTTATCAGTTCTTTTTGCCATGCTTTCCTCCAATTGTGCTAATTTTGCCCGCATTTCGTCGAATCGGTCAGTGTAGTCCTGAACGATGTCGGCAAGTTCAGCGGGCAAATCCCACTCCTTGCCTCCCGCGACAACTTTTTTTGTGCTCTCTTCGGAATCAGAAACCGCGCCCTCGGTTCCAAATTCAGATCCCCCTGGAATAGATAATTTATCAGTACGCATCACGGCGTCCGCGCTGTCAAGTCTCATTCTAACCTCCGGGCCTGCTCGCCCGCGCTTGACCATCGCGAGATGGTTATAGCGAATGTTTTTTTGACGATAATTATACGGTGCGCCGTTGTACTTGCCTTCTTCTTCGACGATGTCAGCGAAGTATCCGGAAGAGAGTTCGCGGATGCCCTCTTTTTGAACAGCGTCGATCGCGTCCTGGTGCTCGATAATGAGATCCACGTCAACCAATTCGCGATTCACTTCGACTCGCTCAGTAGTGTGACCTTTGCCATATTTGGCGACGTTATCAGGAGTGATCATCTCAGGCGGATGCTCGATGGTCACTGGCGCATATTTCAGCGTGATGAGGGATTCAGGCGCAAAAACATCGTCTGGATGACGGAGTTCTCGTCGGAGTTTTCCTTCACCGTCGATGTACGGGAAGACTCCGACGCGAGTGGCGAAACCTGGGCACATGAGAAAGCCTTGAGGCGTCATTGAAGCCTTGCCAAGTTCCCCCAGATCAAATCGTCTGACGTTTTTTTCCACGCTGCTCATGTGAATATCGCTCAAGCTTGTCAAAAGTTTAGGGCACGCACAAGTGAAAAGCGGGCGGAGAACAATGAGAGGTAGAAATCATTCTCCGCCCTCGAACGCGGGAGACCTCGCGCTCGCCCCCTAGCGATGAATCATCCTTGATCAGCTCGCAAGATAAATGTCAGGTAGCTGAGTTGCTAAGTCAAGCGTCGATGATGTCATCGAGCAACGGTTCAGCCCAGCAGCGGCACCGAAAATCACGTTTAGGATGCGCACGGCGGCCTGTGCGTTTGTCGACAATGGGCGGGTTTTTCCAGGTAAAGATGCGACCTTCGAGCGCGCGATGATCCTTGCGGACTCGCGAGTCTCCAGATGTCCGCCATCGATAACGCTTCAAGCCAAGTTGTTCTTGACGGTATTGCTCTAGTGCGCCGTTGAGTTTTCCGACCTGATCTACAGCGATGAGTCTCGCGCGCGCGTAGACGTTCACTTTTTTTCCGCCCGCTTCTGGGCTTAAATGCTTTCGCAAGGCGTCAGAAATCATCTTAGAAGGCGCGTCCGCAGTGATCAAAGCGACGAGTTCGTTCTTGAGCGCGGGGATTCCCATCGTCGTGATCGAGCGAATCAGGCCCACGTTCTCGTCCACGATGTTCTGGAAATAAGGCGAGAGATGGTTGTCTTTCATGAAAGGCTCAAACGTTGGCGGCTCCTCGCTCTTTTTAAAAGCCTTCTTCACCTGGCGACCGATATTCTTTTTTGAGTTCTGATTCACTCCGCCGATCATCACCTTCACCCATTTGCGAAGCAGGTAATCAGGGAACAGTCGGGCCATCACCGCATCGACAGCGTTGAATAAAAACTTAAACTTGTCCTCGATATTTGTATCCATGCGAGGCTGCTCAATCGCTGCGGTTTTTTTGAGGTCAGGCACAGTGTTTGTGACGCCTTCGCGCACAAGCCTCGCATAGGTCTTCGCGTAGAGCATGAGAAATTTCTGATACTCTCGCTCTGCGCTCTCCGGATGAATGGGTTCTGGGATTCGTCGCTTCATTCGATCACCAGTATCCAAGAATGTGGCCACTCTCCGCCAGAATTTCTCCGCTCGCGCTTCACGAGCGGATATCCGTGCTCGATCATGTATTGATCGCCTTTCTCTTTTCGCTTGCCGTAGAGACAGCGCTTGCAGTGATTTGCGCGCTCAGCGGTGAAGGCAACCTTCTCTTGAGTGGTGAGCTGCTCGAACGGAACCTCCTGACCTTTGATCATGGTTTTGCCACAATGGTAAGTCACGTAGGTCACTCTGCCGTGGTAGGGATGCCGCTCTTCAAACTCTGTTCTATCGTGATGAATCATAGTTTTTATGCCCGTCCCAGGCGCTCACGGAGCCGGAGGTACTGACGGTTTACTCGCGGTCAAGGTCGAGGAATCCCGCTTTCAGGTGTCACCCGAATCAGTAATCTGGATCGAGAATATACCTCGCAGTCATGACGACCGATCCAGGTTCTCCATCAGGCTTTGGCTTGGCGTCGTCCGTTGCAATAAGAAGTTCATCTTTAGGACATTCGATATCGGTCTCGTCAAACGGCATGAGTCTAAAAAGGTCTCCCTTCTTGATCTCTGCCAAGGATTCGCACTCGACCAGCTCGTATCTCCAGCATTTTCTGAGATTTCTCATTTGAGCAACTTCATATGCTGGAGAGCCACGTTATTTGGATGCTTCAGATTTCCCATCACTTCATCCGAGAGCGGCTCTTTCGAACTGAACCACTCCCATTTGCTGACTTCTTTGTCCGGATCTTTCTTGCTCGTGGGCTTGGCTCCGTCAGCAAGGTTGTGTTCGTAAATCGAAACTTGCGTAGGATCGCCTTGCTTGCTTTCGACAAGACGAGAACCGAGGAATTTAAGCCTCCCCGCTTCGAGTCCAGTCTCTTCAGCGAGTTCACGAACTCCGCCTTGATGCATGGACTCCCCGTCTTCCACAACGCCTCCAGGGAGCGTATATCGTCCGTCTTCATTGGTTTTTCCCATCAAGAATCGATCACCGTCACGGACAATGATAGTTGCTGCGCGCCGAGTAGCCGATTTTGCTATTTTTTGCGGGTCCGCTGTATCGTATTTGTTTTTGATCGCAGTGCCTTCAGGCTTATCGACTGCCAAGCCCTCGCGCGCCACGCCTTTGACTCCGGCATCTTTCTCAAAATCAAAGCCCGATGGAGCCGTCACGCCGTTGCCGCGAGTCGGCAAGTAAGTGCGTGCCCGATTTGGAATGCCAGGGCCTTTCATTTGCGGATCAGTTCGCGGATCTCGAAACGGTTCGCTCATCGTTTGAGAGATGAATGACGAATCTTTCGGCTGTGGATCTTTCATCACAATCTCTTGATGCTTTGGCTCGTATTGAAGCCCAGAGTCGTGAGGAGTCGTGAACAGCTCTTTGAGGCCGGTGCCTTCTTTAGGCTGCTTTTTGGTCTCGACAGGCTCAGCGTCTTTCTTTGGATTCGGTGCTCCGCCGGGTCGACCTGTGATGTCACGTCCGCCTTTGACTCGCGGAGGAACATCGTTCTCAGTTTCAGGTTCAGACGGCTTCACGCTCACAGGCGAATGACCCTCCTGGGACGCGGGGTTGCCGGTTGTGTGAAAAGACTCCTCTGGCCCACCCAGCGAGCCCTCCCCTTCAACGCCCTCGCCTTCAGGAAGATCCTGCTGTCCTGGTACAAGCTCGCCACTCGCTCGCCCTTCCCAGTCCAACGTCGTGTCAATGGAATACTCGTCGCCTCCGAATCGCGAAGTCGCGATCTCAGTCGGATCGACCACGTTCTTTTCCATGTAAATGTCATCGGTCTGCGCTGTCTTGAGCCGCAGATCTGCCTTTTCCATGTCATCCAGAATGCGGAGCGATCTGAATTTCGGCACAATCTTTTTACCGCCTTGGATAGCAGAGATCAGGCGTCTGAGTTTGGGGAGCGCGTAGTTTTTTTGTTCGGCCGAGACGAAGTTGTACCACTGCTGCGAAGTCGAATTTCCCGTAGCGTTAGAGCCATCAGGACTCTCCCCAAGAAGCTTCGTATGTGGAATATCGGTCTCTGCAACCAGACGATTAGCTTGATGAGAAAGCAGCTCAGCAACCCCTTCAACTGACCTCGATTTATTTTCATACTCCTCCTGATCAGAGTCGATAATAATCGCGTTGATGACTGACTTTACATAGTTAACCATCTCGATGCGGTTTCTGACAATCTGTTCTTTGCCAGATGCGATCAGGTTCGCCAGGTTCTTGAGCTTGAAGACGTCGACGTTGAAATCCATGAGCATCGAAGCGACGGAATCGTTCGCGGTCTCGTAGTTCCGGATCGTATTGTGCAGCCGATTCAAGATCGAATCGTGCCAGTAGTTGTTTCGGATAAAGGTCCGGCGAGGCACAAGCTGGCCATCGAATCGGATCATGCGTGACCAGTGGATCGGGTAGCCTTTGTAAGCTGAGCCCATTTGGACGTTCAAATAGTAAATACGAGGATGGCCCCAATTAGGAGAGCCAAAATCGAACTCGACATCTGTAGTGAGGATTCGCAGATCCCACCGACTAAGATCTCGTAGACCAATAACCCGCTCACCCACACGTAGAGGAGAGGAGGGGTCATCAGTGTCAGTAACAATGTAGAGGCAAGCTCCGCCATACGCGCGAGCCCACTTCCAAGTCTTGAGGAACGCACCGCGAGCATCCAGTTCTTCACAGCGATCATTGATCTCTTCGGATTCATTTTTCTCAATCCCTGTCCAATCAACCCACTCGCGCAAAGCTTCTTCTGGCACGAGATCCACGATGCGCGCGGGAATTCCGCCGCCCGCGTACATCTGCTCGTAGAACTCAGGCGGATGGTAATCCCAGGTGAGCTGAGACTGAGTGCGCTTGTCGGCGTTTGTACCGAGGAGAGTGACGAGATTGGACCAGCCGTCAGTTCTGGATTCGCGCACGATGCTGCGACCGCCCGTGATTATTTTCTTTGCCATTGAATTGATCCTATCCGCTTTTGAGCGATTTCAAAATAGTTGAGTTCTTTTTCTATACCGATAAATTGACGCTTTAAGTTATTACAGGCGACACCCGTTGAACCGCTTCCCATTGTCGGGTCAAGCACCGTGTCGCCTTCATTCGTGTAAGTCTTGATGAGATATTCAAGCAGTGCGACGGGTTTTTGGGTGCCGTGAGCTACTTTTTCTTTTGAGTTTCCCACAACCGCCGTCTGCTCAACAATTGAACGCGGGTAACTTCTGTCCGGTCCAACTTCTGAGATATACCTCCGCTGGCTTCCTACAGTTGTTGTAATATCAAACGGTTTCAAAACCCCTCGAAAATCGCGCTTCAATTTGTTTGAATGCATTTGGGGGAAATAAGTTGGTTGTTCGGAGTAAAAGACGCTGATGATTTCGTGTTGAACTAATGGCCTTTTTTTGGCGTTCAACCATCCTGACACCTTCTTTTTATCCCAAACCCAATCATATTTAAACCGCTTCAAGTTACTCATCCGCATCAGACTCGAAAACGGCTCACTCCCAAACATGCACATCGCCGCATTGGGTTTACATACGCGATGCAATTGTTCCCAGAGCGGTTCAAACGGGATGCGTGTGTCCCACTTACATGCGGTAGTTCCATAGGGAAGGTCGGCTAGGACCATGTCCACTGATCTATCTTCAACTTCGCGAAGTTTTTCTAAACAATCCCCGTGAAAAATCATCGGCTCCCCAGTGCCTCAAGTGCTTTCATGCTGGACGCCATCCGTCCGAAGTAAGCCACAGCCATCGACGCGACGTCAACCGTGTCGTCATTTTTGGCTTTTGGAAATCTCGTGATCTCATCGATGTTCACTTTTATCCACGGTTCTTTTTGGTCAGTCGGATACCAGACGTTTTTTGCGTGGTAAAGCGGCTGCACGTTCATGAGGCGAGCAGATTTCTCGGTGCGCGGGTTATTGGCTTCGACGCCTGGATAGATGTCTTTGATGCTCTGAATAATAGCCGCGCCGTTCGCCTTCTCTTCAATCTCTTTGTGGAAGGCTTCAGGGTAAGTCTCAAACATGCGGCTCAGAGCGTCAAGTTGATCAGAGAATCCCATCTGATCGCGGATCTGGGCCATGAGGTAAATATTTGCTCCGGTGCGGCCCCACGCTTCGATGACGGTGTAATCGTTCTCTTCGCCGTCCTTGTACGAGAGATCGGCGAAGATCGCGACCTCGTCCATCTTGGGGAGTTCACTATAGCGCTGAATCCAAGCACCCCTGATGATGTTCCCGCCTTGCTGAATCGGATTGCCCTGGTAGAGCGCGGTCCACGGGATCTCTTTGACTTCACGCCTGATGCGAATGAGTTCGGTCTCGTCGTACCGCTCAGGGCAAAGGGCTTGCCCGATCTCGCGGCCCATCGGATCGTCTTTCTCAGCAGCGGCGGGGAGATTGATGAGTGTCCAGCCTTCTTCTTTGGCGAGTGTGCCGATCAGGTCTTCGTCGTGCCAGCGAGTATGCATGACGATGATGGAGCCGCCTGGCTGCATACGAGTCGTTGCGACAGTGCGAAACCACTCCAAGTTGCGCTCGCGAATGCGAGGGGACATCGCCTCCTCGTAGTTTTTGAAGGGGTCATCCACAATAAATAAGTCGGCCCCTTCCCCAGTAACAGGCCCGCCAATACCAGCCGTGATCATCTGGCCCCCCTCGTTCAGAATGAATCGGCGCTTGGCTTGTGATCCTTGCTTCAAACCCACTCCCACTCTCTCTGACATCAGGTTGTCCCTCACCACAGCTCCCCACTTCTCCGCGTAGCTCTGGGCGTAAGAGCAAAGAATCACCTTCCGATCCCGGAACGTGTACAGGAACCATGTCGGCACTCCTTCTGAAAAGAATTTGGATTTCCCGTGCTGGGGGGGAGCAGTGATTAGGAGACGCGCGCCGCCTGCGTAGAGCGCAGGCGTGATGCGGTCAGAGATGTACTCGATCCATTTGTAGCGCTTCCATCGACCGTTGCTCGCGGCCTGCATGAAAAGATCAGGTGTTACTGAGAAGGCTTCGAGAGTGGAATCGAACATAAAAACCGCCCCCAGTAGTTACCGCTTGCATGAACTCAGCTCTGACTGGGGGACTTTAACCTACGGGCAATCGCCATGCATTTGCTGATAGATGTGCTGAACGAGTGGCCACTTCACAGCGCCGACCGCTTTTGTGGAAGCTTTCTTGGCGTGCTCCCACTTGGCTTCATCGACGTCTTCGCCGATCGCGTGAGAGAACGAAGCTTTCGCGTGAGTTTCATCCGCATCAAAAGCGTCATAGTGGCGGCACGCTTCAGCGGCCGTCTTGCCTTTGCCGATGACATGGCCAGTTTCAGAGCGCAGAACGTAGTCAACGCCTTCACGTTGCAAAGAGTCCATCTTCTTCCAAGGCTCGCCTGGCATTTTCTGCGGCTTCATCGGGCCTGACGATTCGCCATATTTGGTCATGTGGGTGTGATCACCGAAATTGTGCATCGGCTCAGTCTCGGCGATGTCTTCGTTAAATTCGTACAGGTGCGTGTGCATGTCGAATTGATCTTTGGTCGGCTTGTGAAGCGAGCCCTTCGTGAGAGAGCCATCAGGAAGTTTGTGGACATGCTCCTCGAAGCTATCGGCTCGGCGGGAGGCTTTTTTAAATTGGCTCATGGTTATTTCCCCTTCGTCACCACGAGAACGGCGTCATTGGCGTCTCGTAGTTTTTGGATCGCGTTTTTATCTTGCGCGATTTTTTCTTTCTCTTCAATTGAAAGTAGCGATTGAACGCCAATCTTGCCCGAATGGTCCACGCGGTCAAGATAAAGTCCAAGATGCTTCCCTAAAAGCTCGCAGCCTTTGAGCACGCCGTTCTCTTTAAACTGCCACTCACCAGTCTCGACCATGCATTTTGCCTCGGCGTCCCATTCCATGACCGGCTCTTTTTGCGCACAGCGTTCAATGGTCTCGCGAATCGTATTGAGCACATACTCTGCGGTGATCTCAGTTTTCTTGGCGCGTTTGTCCATTTCTTCTTTCAAAATGGCTGACAGCCCAGGTTTCCTTAGGTTTTCATAGCCTATAATTTCAGCAGTTTTTTTGGAGTACCCGGCGCGGATCGCGGCCTGGGTCGCATTGAGATCGACGAGATATTCCTGAACGAACTTGAGCTGTTTCGCGGTGAGTTTTGAGCGTGCCACAACCTGATAAAATAGGCGGAGAAACGTCTTATTGCAAGACGCAGTGAGTTAAATGGCTATTTTGAATTTCACAGAAGATCCATGGATTCCAGCAGATCAACTTCTTCCACGGCATCAAATTTCACAAACAAAGTAGCGTGGCAGGGGCAATTCCAATAGAAGCCCGCAGCGGGATCGTTCTCCAGCTTTTTCGCGCCATAAGGAATCCAGCGAAAGGCCCGTCCACAACACTTACAAGTCTTGATATTTTTTAGTTCTATAGCTCAATTTTACCAGAGCTGATGACTGTTTGGAATGTGTCAAGTCGGACCCGTGCGCTTGAAAAACCTGTAAATACAAAGGACAAGAACGGCGATTAAAGAGGCCCAGATGAGAGCTATTTTCATAGGCGATCTTATTACACAATCTTTATTGATTGTAAAGCACGATGAACGAGATGATGGCAATAGCTAAAGCGAGTCGCTTGATCCAGACTCGGTTACGAGTCAATGGCCACGGTTTAACGTCGTCGCTGGAGTGCTCTCGGTACATGGGCATTAAACCAATACTAGAGAACCATGCGGACACGAGTCAAGAGTGATCTGAGCGCCTGAGACTTCACGGAACTGCTGTAAAAGGGGAGCCCTGAGCGCTGGCTCTAGCGACAAGATGAGCTTTGTGACGACCGACGAATTGATGATTCGGTCCTCTTCCTTAGCTCGCCCAGAACCTCTATGAATGATTCCGCCGAGCGTTGAAGCCGCAGCGAGCAGATGAACGCGTTCTAACTTTGTGAATGAGTCCTTGAGTTTTTCAGACGCTTTTGAGCACTGTGCGCAGACCATTTTATTTCCCCTTTGAGCGAGACACTTTTAAAATCCACTTGGCCACTTTGACCGCTTCTTGAGTTCTGAGATCAGAAAAATCACATGGAAAAGAAAATCCTATCCCAAAAAATACTGCTTTTTTGCCACGCATTTTTAGCTCTTTTGGAACGTGAATCTCTTTAAAAAGAATTTTCCCACGAAGCATCCAAGTCTCTACCTGATACTGACTGGACTTGAAGCGAATACAGATGTGGCCCCGGTCCACGTTCTCGACGTGGGTTATTTCTACTTCTTGACCTCCGAGGTTTTCAATAAGGTGAGTTCTCACTGTAGCTCGTGGACTCTTTTTGTCACCGTCGTAGTAAGATCGATAATCAGGCTTAAAACCCATATCGAGAAATTCTTTTTCTGTTTTAAAAATTGCCTTCATTTCAGTCTCTCCGGGTCTATTCTGTTTTGTGTTTTTCAAACAACTGATTCAAGGACAGACATACGCCCTCCTGCCCGTAGGAATTGAACCAACGCCCATCTTCACGCTGATGGAACATTTCTGGACGCCAATTCATTGCGGCTTGAATTTGGTCATGTAGGGCCTCTTCGCGTGCGGTTTTTCTACGAACACGAACAATCCCTTGCTGTCTGGGCGCGACACCTAAGTACATGGTAAAAATTGCAAGGAACAACAAAATCAGCATCTTCTCTCCGGGCATGTATTGTTCATTGGTTTTCAAGCTTGATAGCGCAAAGGGCTTCTAGTTCATCTTCAGCTTTCATCACATTAAGTTGTGCCGCGAACCAAGCGCCCTTTATTTGTCTCTCATCATTTTTGAATGATTCGACCAAAAGCATTTGATTCTTAATTCGTCGGTCGATCGCTTTCCCTTGATAGCTCAACTTGCCCGAACGGCGTTTAACTTCGGCCTTTTGTTTTCTGTTCAGCATATGCCTCTCAAGCACGTATTTCTGCGATTGAAATTGAACCATCTTCAAACGCGATATAGTTATCTTCGATCAAAGTCTTTTCGATCGCCCCCCATTCTTCGGCGTGGTCTGAATCTGCGTCGGGCACTTCCCCGAAAATATCTTCTGCCGCATGTTGAAGGCACATTTCCAAATCAGGAAACACCGCGCCCGACTTCACACCGTCACAACTTGTAATACTTACATACTTCATTCAGCACTGTCCTTATTGGTCTATTCTGTTTTGTGAAACAGATCACCAACAATTTTACCGCGTTTGTCAATTCTATATAGCATCCGATGAATCATGTCCGGATGTACTCCGCAACTGGGCCAACCGCAAAGTTGACAGACTTTATAAATTTGCAACGGATCGGAAGCAAATTCATGCGCACAGAAAAGATATTTAAACCAAGAAACTTTATTTGGAAGTGTTTCAACTTTCATCACACGCCTCTCAAGACTGTTCTTTCGCTTTTTCAGCGCGAAGTGATTCGAGCAATTTTTCATGCCCGATTTTCTTTTGTTCAAGAAACCACATCAAAGTTTCTTTCGTAATCGCATCCGACTTGCCCCACGCTAATACTCGCATGTAACAATGCCATTTCACTTCAGAGTCGTGTATTTTTTGGTCTAGCGTTCGTTCATCCATTAGCACATTCCTTATTGATCTGTATTTTCAGCTCCGCGATCTCAGTCTCATACTCCTGAAAAGCCGCCGTGAGTCTCTCTCTGAGAGCAGCAACCTCAATCGGATTGAACTTCGGCATGAAATCATCCACCCAGTCATTGAGCACTTTCATGGCTTTTTTCTGAGCTTCACTCAAATGACACTCCCGCATCCGAAAGCAGCTTGCGCGTGGAGGCGATGGCTTCAAAGTTTATGACTCTCGCAACTTCTATCCAAAATTGTTCTCCATCAGCCCGCCACGTTCCGTCGTCCATCCCCCAATGCATTTCATGATCGTCAAACTCTTCTAAATAAGCTTTGACCATCGGGTCTTCTTGAGCTTCTTCGTAGTCTCCACTGTGAAAATGTTCACATACTTTTCTGCGAGCATTTTCTAGTCCGAATACAAAATCAGAATTGTAAGTCCCGTCACCACACAAGGAAACCAAGAACATCTCTCTATCACCATTCCCAACAATCTCCCTGCACGCTGCGAGGAGGGCGTCGCGCTCTTTCCACATTAGAGCGAAATTTCTCCGATCCTCATCCCTCTCAGCCCGGCACTCATCCAGCGCGACAAGTATTGCGGCTCGATCACGCAGAGCCCAGAGGACCATTCTGTCTATTTCTTCTATTGAGCGACCAGTTACAGTGCCACTTCGACAGTCCTTATCTCTCGCTCGAATTTCCGCTAGGCGCTTTTTTGTCATGAGTTGGTCTCGTAGTGCTTTCGCTGGCAATTCATGTTTTTACACGAACAAGGAGTGCCATCGTTTTCGATGGCTTCTTCTAATGCCCATCGTGCAGTATTAACTGCTAGAATCAAGCCTTGTCTATTTTCATCTGGATGAGAGAGTTTATCAGCGATTTCAATAATTTGAATTTTTTTAAGAGCATCAAAGAAAGCGTCGCGCTGTTTTTCTCGATTTCTCAAACGAATCTGAAGAGTAGTTTTGACTTCATCAAGATGATTTACTAGCCCTTGAACATTTGTAAATTCTAATCGGCATTGATCTAACGCAGTAAATAATTCATCAAGTATACTCACTGCGGCGGGATGAGCATTTCTAACTTTTTCCATGCTTTTCCGTAACTCTGCTTCACGTTCTTTGGTCATCACTGACTCCGACAGTCACAATAAGCGCAACCGGCCTTGTCCTTTAAAACAACCTGAGCAGCCCAGATACCGACTCCGACCATTGCAGCGGCCGTGATGAGAAGTGCTATGAGAGTTTCTAAAAGTTTCATTTTATCCCCCTAAAAGAAGCCCAAAACCGTAGAGGACTGAGCCGAGTGATCCAAAAACTAGAAATAAAACAGCGACGTCAATACCTGAACTCATGACTTCTCCTTGGGCCATTCGCCGACAACAAGCTGGTTGAAATCGACGATCTCAATTGGCTTTGTGATCGAGCGTAGAACTTTTTTGAGCCCGACAAGCCGTTCATCATCTGGATCAACGGCGAGTACGTGCCCGATAGGAAGTCCCCGCTCGTTTTTCTGAGTGACGACAAGTAGCTCGATGACTCTGCCAGTTTCGTAAGGCATCAGACGGCTCCCATCTTTCTGAGTCCAAATCCGGCTATCAGTAAGGCATCGACAGGCCCTTCCATGAGTCCACCTTTAGGCTTTCGAGGGAGTTGAGAATGGAGCTGCGGATAAAGGCGTTCGATAGCGATCAGGGACTTCACTTTAGGCTTTAAATCAGCCGAAATCCCTTCGTGCATCACTTTTGTCCATTCTTTTGGAGAGACCTGAGTGACTGGCAAACCAGCGAGTTTAATAGCGATTTCAAGGAATCCGAAGCCACGGCCGTAAGTAAAAGCGCTATTTGTGCCCATTCCAAAAGAGACAGCACGCTCTAAGAAAATATGGAGACTCCCATGAGCGGTTACTTCTTCATTTTCATAGATATGACTCTTTAAAATATCGTAGACGCCATCGAAATTCACACTTTTGTTTTTACCCTCAACTTTGAGCGGCATATCCCAGTGACGAAAAGTTTTACCATCGGTTAGGACGAACGCGCCTTGAATACCTGGGTCAATTCCGAGGACTAGCATAAGATCACTCCCATTTTTTCAAGCTCACGCCTTTGTTCGGCATTAGGAGGCGGGATCTCAGCTTCTTTTAAATAGCCGCCGTGTACTGTGCAATCCATACAAAGAAGTTTAATATCAGAGTGCTGCTTCTGAATACTGACCGCACTAGGAGCAAGCCAAACTTCACAGATACAATCTTCGCACTCTGCTTTTGTACTCCCAGGCGGAATCCTAGAAAAATCAGAACCTAAAACTGCTAGGCACATTAGGACAGGTCTCACGGCACAGCCTCAAGCTTCTTCTTTTCCTGATGCGGACACTGCTCGTGATTCACTCGCAAAGCGATGCCGTGGTGCTTGATGATCGCCTGAATCAGAGCCTGGCGTGGCTCAGGCTCAATCCCAATGAGCAGCTTGCCCGCAATGGCGGCTGAGAAATCCATGTCCCTTTTGCACTTCACACGCATGGGGACATTGTTCTCGTTCGCTTTGAGGGTGATGTGCGCGATCTTAATCGAAGCAGAGAGCAACATCGTGATGTGCGAAATTTCATCTGGGCCTAGGATTTGAGCGAGGAGGTCTTTTGTCTTCTCGTCAAATTCTTGGCACTTAAGACAGTGGTTTGCTGGAGTCATGGGTATTTTTCCAATCGCCATCTTCATCTGCTTGAAAATGCATTTCAGCACGAGGCGCGAGTTCCCGAAGCTGAGAGATGAGATCTTCGGTGATTTCTTTGTACGCTTGAGCCTTAGCGACAGCGACAGCACGTTCTTTTTTGAGTTGATCAATGAGTCGACCTTGCCCGTTGACTTTGGCGAGATGGGCATCGACTTGCATCTTGAGTCCGTCCCGTTGATCGAGAAGGTGATGCATGGCGAGATTGGATTCTTTCATTTGATTGGCGAGAGTCTGGACGTTCTGTACAGCGCGTAAGTGCGCTTTTGATTTTTTCATTTTTGAGTGCCTCCGTGCAGGGGGTAATAACGGAGGAAAGAGAGAGAGTCAACTGAGTTTTTTTGCCGCTGTTAATAGAGAAGCTTTATGCTTTTCTTCGAGTGTAAGTTTTTTCGAAAAAAGATCCATATCTAAATACTTGTTCACTGTTTTTGTGATCAAATTTGCAATGACTTTTGGATCAAGTGCATCGAGTTCCCAGCTTTTATTTCCAAATTCTTTGATGTATCCAGCGCATCGACTGTCCGTGAGTTTGGCAGGATTAGGCGGAGGATTGTACTTTCTAACCTGATCCATATTCAAAGCGATCCGCTCAACTTCGATAATTCGATTTTGATTTGTGAAAAGGTCCATCCGATCTTGGATATCGCGACTCATGTCTTTACCGCTAGGATCGTGATCCCCTAGATGAATGATGACAATTTTTTGATCGTAATCGTCGCTCCAAGCTTCCAGACGTTTTGCAGCTCCGTGCATTTCACTTTGGCTTGTATAGCCACGGCAAGAGAAATAAGGGACGTCTAATTTCTGGCAAATCTTTTCGATCACTCCGACGAGTGCATCTTTTTCAATCCAGACTTCCACCCGGTACTCTTGCCCTTCCCACTTATCGACTTGGTACTGTTTTGCACACGCGGCTACAATCTCGCCTGGGGAATCCCAGTGAGCGTTTTTTCTAAGTTCTCGTGTTCGGTCTACGATAGCATCCCAATCGATCATCCCGGCAAGCCGTGCGTCGTTGATGATCGAACCGAGCCTTTTATATTCGCTTTGCTTATTGGCGATGATGTCACGAGAGACAAACTGATAGTAAAGCTGACGCAGAGTGAGATCAAATCCTTGAGCTTGATACTCGACAATGATCTGATTAGCGATCTCAATCAATTTGAGTGAAGCTGTTCCAAAAGTTTTTTTGACGTACTCAATTTTCATTTGCCAGGTCTCCTTTAAAATCCAAGTCCGAAAGGTTCCAGTTGAACGGAGATTTACCTTTCGGACTTGGCTCGCGTTCAGACCTGGCGGAGAGAACGCGAAAATAAAAATGGATGAGGATCGCCAAGTCTAATAATACCATACCAAAGCATACGCGTTAAGGCCAGTAAAAACAATGACGCAATGAATTACTGTAATAACTGAATAACTGTAGGGGGTGTCTCTCAGGCGGTGTCCGGGCGTTCTTAACGCGATGAGTCTCTTTATATAGAGTCTTTTTTTATACCCCCTCGTACAGTCATTCATTTATTCAGTTATTATAATATATTATATATATATATATTATTATTATATATTATAGGCATTAACCGTTTTAAATGGTTACTAAATGACTGTATTCAGTTTTTACATGTATTAGATAAATAGTCAAGTATTAGGGTGTTTTTGCAGGTGCGTTTTGCACCACCTTGGGTCCAAAGTTGGATCACCGCAAATAGCTGTAAATTTTCGCGGGTCGGGTTACAGTTATTTCAACGCTTGACTGAATCCGTCCCTCAACCTCAAGCGAAGTCAGCATTTCTGTCCGCTCCGGCGTTTTGAGGAACCGGGTCTTTGCCACGAGAGCACCGTGCGCGATCTTGCCCGCGACCTGAATGATCTGAAGGATTCTCATGACGTTGGATTCTTGGTTGTTCTCCGCTCCCATTTGAGGCAGGAGGGCCGAAGCGTTGTAGGATAGGGCTTCCAGCACATCGATTGCCCATTCGACGTCTGAGAGGCCTATACGAAGCTGGCTCAACGCGCCATGAATGAGAGCGAGTTTCGCCGCTTGCTGAGCTGCTCGTGAAAAGAAATGTCGCTCGACTTCGTCACGACTCGGTTCAGCCAACTTTTCCGCACACTCCAGCGCGTAAGAGTCAAGCCGCGTCCGAGCCTCCAGCGTGGACTCGATCTCTTCTGGTCCAGGTCGAGGTCCGGCAAGATTGCGCTTGTCGACCGCACCGTAGGCTTGCATCTCTTGAAACTTGCGAACAATCTTTTGAGCAAGCGCGTCATCCCAAGTGTCTTTCGTGATCTCCCCGTACCCTACATCATTGAAAATGAGGCAACGCGGCAAGAACCCTTGGGTCACGAATTCGCGTGAGATCGAATTTTTCAAACCGTCCGGAGTCGTCGACAGAAGCGCCGTGATGCATGGATGCCAAACTTGAATCTTCTCGCGTCCGGCCGCTTCAGGTCCGATGAAGAGGGAGCTGGAGTCTGACCAAAGTTGATTGAGGATGTCCATCATGTCGCTTTGAAAAATCCCGCCGTCGCGCATCGTTTTAAAAAGTGACGAGCACTCATCGATTAAATCCAAGCGCTCACGACGTCCGACGAGGTCTTTCAATATCGCCGTGCTAGAGCGATAGCCGCCAGCTCCAAGAAGATCCAACTCGTTCTCTGCATTCAAAAGTTTTTTAGCCGCTGTGTAAGGAAAACTTTTCCCGGCTCCCGTATTCGCCACGTTGATGATGAAAAGATTTGGCCATGTATTTCCAAATTTGAAGCGGTTCGCGATCACGACTGATCCGATGGCGATAGCACCGCCGAGCGCTAGACCTGGCTGGTGACGTTTGGACGACTGCAAAATCAGATCACGCAGATCTTTTAAAGTCCCAGTTGGCTCAGGCCATTTTTTTGACTCGAAAGCTTTTCCGGTTTGAGGCATGAGCTGGGAGACATCGATCAGCTCAGATCCTGAGACAAGTGGTATCGCTGGGATCTGACCAGTTTTGACTTGCCGTCGATTGAAAGTTCTGACGTTTGATGCATAGAAAAAGAGGGCGTTTGAGACTGGATCGGCAAAACAATCCGAGCGCGTTCCATCGGCAAAGTATCCAGTCGGTTTATGATTCTCTTCATCGTATCTTAGAAGTTCTCGAACGGCTTCGTCAGGCGAAGCACCGCGCGCAATGATCGCAGACACGATTCTCTTGAGCCGGTCATGCGAACCATGAGGGGATAACCGCTTTGTGTCGTCGTTGAAAAATGGACCCTGAAGCGACACGCCCGAGGTTTCGCCAGATTCAAACTTAGCTGGCTCCAGAATTCGTCGGATGTCATTGAGATCGTCTTGCGTGAACGTCGGGAGGTCGGTGATGGAAAAATTCTCAAGCGTATCTGGCGTGATCCAAACGTAAGGCTTTTCTGTCTCAGGGTGAAGCGTGGGAGGTAAAACAGTTTGATGACCGTAAGCCAGAATATCGATGATGCCAGCCACTTTGCAGGACAGGACGTCCGGATCAAATTTAAAAGCACGAGATTCTCCTTTGCGTCCCCGCTTTCTCACAGGCGACGGTTTGACGGCGTTGAGGATTGCGGGATCGTCCGAGTCGATATCAACCCACATGACACCGGACGCGGGTCCGCAAACTTGTCCATAGCGATCCGGATAGTATTTCTCCCACTTTTCGCACTCTTCTTCGGTGGGGAGCCGGTCGCAGAACTGTGTCCAGGCGTCAAGCAAAGGCGCTTTAGATTCCGGCTTTAAAGGAATTAAGGCTAGACCCAGCTCCCGGTATTTGCTAAACAACGAATTACTCCATCTCTATCTCTCACGAGACTGGTTTTGAGAGTGCCCGGAAAAAGGGAAGTCGGTGAAAACCTGCTTCCCTTTTTTGTTTTCTAGATTCAAAAATTTGTTATTGCGTTTTAAAAGTTTTCTAGTAATAACTCTTTCGGGGCACAAATCAAAATTAAAATTCAGGAGCACTCAATGAAAATTATGAATACGCGCGTCACTGAAAGTGAAACCATCAAACTGGTCGTCGCTGGTGAGGCGGGAAATGGGAAGACTTCACTTGCGCGCACTTTGCAAGCGGGCTTAGGCGAAAAAGTTCTCGTGATCTCCGCTGAAGCAGGACTTCTCTCTTTGCGCGGATCAGACATCGATTATGTCGAGCTTCAGCAAGAAGAAATCGAAGGCAAGATGGTTGAAGTTCCCAAGGTCGCGCGCGTAAGGCGTCTGGGTCAGATCTTGGCTTGGGTCAAAGAGCCTGCGCAAATGAAACGCTATAATTGGCTTTTCATCGATTCACTCACTGAAGTTCAACAAAACGTGCTCGAATGGCTAGAGAGTCTAGAAGAGTATCAAGGCCCGAAGAATACGATCAAGAAGTACGGTGAGCTATCGACTCAAATGATGTCGATCTCAAAAGCGTTTCGAGATTTAAGCCATTACAATGTGGTTTTCACGTCGCTCGTGAAAAATGAATCAGACTCGGACGGCATCTCAAAAATGAAAGTGGCGATGATCGGATCATTTGCTGACCGCTTGCCCGCTTTGTTTGACGAGATCCTCTACTTGGGCGTGACCGCTGAAAAAGACGAGAAAACTGGGACCAATATCCGGAAGCTTCTCACTCAGAAAACGGATAAAATAGACTTCCCAAAAGATCGCTCAGGTCGTCTTGCAAATTTAGAAGACGCTGATCTTTCGATTGTCGTAAAAAAGATTCGACAAGCTCCGATCCTCGCTGATATCTCAGCTAAGGGCAAACAGGCTGCTCAAGAAGCGAAGGCTGCAAAATCGGTATGAGATGGGACGACGCAATTCTGCGAGCAATCGATGAGCTTGGCAGACAAAATCCAGAGTTAAATCGTGCGTTCTTACTCCTACTTCTTCGGGCTGGTCAGTTGACAACTGATACGTCGAAATGTGAAAAATGTGGGAGCGGCGGATGACTCTAAATCTTGACTTGAGTGAAGACGATTTGATCACGTACTCTGAGAAGTGCGATTCTATCATTGAATGGGCAAACTCAACGCGACGGATTGATTTTGACACAACGTTTGTAGAAAATATTCTTCATCAGATTCAAGATAAGGATTTCATCTCGGATCGTCAAAAAATGTCCATCGATAAAATCATAGCAACTTTCGACATCGGATGATGTCGATTTTAAAAGGGGAGAAATATGAGTCTGAATTTAAATCTCGAAGGCGCGCAGGAAAACACACCGATCCCAGATGGATCGTACAATGTGATCGTGAACAAGTCTGAAGTCAGTCCGACGAAATCGGGCGGCACGATGATCAAGGTCCAGATGAAAATCACCGATGGCCAGCCTCAAGCCGGTCGCGTAGTCTTTGACCAGTTCAATATCGAAAACGCGAATCCTCAAGCCGTCCAAATCGGCTTAGGCCAGTTGAAAGGACTTTTAAAGTCTTTTGGACATCCAAATCCGAATATGCTCAAATCCACTGATGAGATGCTCGGACTTAAAGGTACTGTCGCCGTGAAAACGATTGACGACGGCGGCGCTTACGGCCCTCAAACCCGCGTGCGTGCGTACAAGCCTCTAGCTGCTGCGACTACGGCAACTGCTGGTGCTGCTCCGGCTGCAAAAGCTTCCAATCCGTTTGCTTAAATAGACCGGAGATTATGAGCTTCGGTCGGGGAGCTGGCTGTTATTGACTTAACCTGTCCGCTCTTTTTTCAAGTTCACTTCGGCTGCTGCATCAGTCGGGGGGATGAGTGGTTGGCTTGCCCGGAGGGTAACATGTGGACGCAGGTCGCGGAGCATCCACATCCCACCACTTTTTAAGGGGATTTTATGAAACTTCAGTCCAATCTAGTTCCTTGGTTGATTGTGAGCTTGATCCTTTGCGCGCTTGGCATTGGAGCCTTTTTCATATTTAAGCAGTGGCAACTGGCTTTCGCTGGCGGCGGCCTCTTTGGTCTCGGCGTTGTCGGATGCCTAGTGATTGGCGTGATTAATAAACCTTCCTCGTGATGGCCTGAATCTATCTCCGAGGAAGATGACGATGGGTGTCCCGCTAACCCCGAGGACAATAGGAAACGAAGGCTGCATTTATGCAAAGAAATTCTAGAAAGTATTTGCAAGAACTGGGGCAGCGCTGGTTAAAATTCGGGGAATTGAACAAATCCTTGCCCATCGTTTTTAAAATTCTAGGGTGGCGAAATTGGCAAACGCGCGCGGTTGTCTACCGTGTGCCTGTCGAGACTTTTTAACGATGGGTGTGTAGGTCCGAATCCTACCCCTAGAGCCAAATTTTTGAAAGGAACCTATGGCACGCAGACGAACAAGAGCAGAGAATCCCAGGTTTTTAGAGGCGCGTCCAACGACAAAACCGATACCGTCGATCGCTCGTCGAAAGAAAAAAGCGAAGTATCAAAAGCTCGCAAGACGTATCCGTCGAAAGCACGAAGGATGATCACGACTCTCACTCCAGGCGATCCAGTCATCTGGTATCGCACCGATAAATCATCTAGAAAGCCCGTGGAAAAGGCTATTCCTGGAGTCTTTTTCTATCGCAAGCCAGGCGGCAAGCAGTTCGTGATCAAAGTGAAAGACATCGCGGGCGATATCGTCGAGCGCACAGTTCCCATAGAACAGGTGAGGGTTGAGTGAAAGAGAAGACCACTCATTGCGGACGCGGGCACCCCTACGACGCAAAGAATCTCTTTGTGTACCGACGCAAAAGGTACTGTCGCAAGTGCTGCGCGATCAATCAAGCCGCCTATCGAAAAAGGAAAAAGCGTGTCTGTCCCAGCCGTTAATTGCCCGCAGTGCTCAGTCCAAGGGCAAAATCACTTCTTGCAAACTCAAGAAGTGGGGATGTCCATCGGCTGCGACAAAGGCCACATCACGACGATTCATATTAAATTTGAGATCACTGAGATTACTTTTTCTTGCGCAAAGACCGGGCAAATCCTGCGCTACGAGAAGATGAAACAGCCTGATTTGCCGAAGAAATGGAGCATGAACTGATGCACTGGTTTTACTTTTTTCTTTGTATTACAACTTATATCATAAGCGCTGCTTTGATTCTTGCGTTCGTGCGTGGTGCCAGTAAACCGTTACCTCAGTACCCGGAGAGCGACCACGATCAGGGGCATGTGTGACCGTAGTCGCCAGAGATTACCAGATTGAACTCGTAGGGGCTGCGTGGGCTGAGATCTGCCAAGCTCCGACAGCACTTGCTGTACTCCCGACCGGCGGAGGCAAGACAGTCTGCATCGCAGAACTCATGCGAAAATCGATGGCAGTCAAGCACAACATCAGAATCATGATGCTCATGGGAAGAGTGGATCTCGTGAAACAAAACGAGCAGGCTCTGGCGCGTGTGCTGGATCGTAGGCAGATCGGCGTCTATTGTGGAAGCCTAAAACGGCGTGAGTTGTCTCGTCCGATCACCGTGGCGTCGATTCAATCCATCGGCGATATCCAGATGCCTTTTGTGGATCTCCTCGTCGTCGATGAGGTTCATAACCTCGATGAAGATCAAGACGACGGGCGTTATCTAAAGTTCATTGAAAAAGCTCAGGCCAAAAATCCGAATCTCAAGATCGTAGGCTTCACAGCGACGCCATTTCGCTCAAAAGGGCTGATTTACGGCGAAAAAATGCTGTTTAAAAAAATCGCCTATAGAAAATCGATCAAAGAAATGATCGCGATGGGATACCTTTGCGAGCCAAAACTGAAAGGAAGTGCCCATGCGTTTGACGTTTCAAGGCTTCGGTTACGAGCTGGAGATTACCGCCAAGAAGACGTCAATGAACTGGTCTCTAACAAAGACATCGTCCACGAGCAAGTCGCCGACGCTCTCGGGCGAATGGACGGTCGAGTATCATGTGTCTGGGCCTGCGCAAATATCGAGCACTGTAACTTGGTCGCCAATGAACTCATGCAACTCGGAGAGCGAGTCACCACAGTTCACTCTAAACTCAATTCCGATGCACGTGCGCAAAATTTGGGAGCGTTCATCGGAGGGGCAATCAGACACATGAGCTTTGTTTCGATCCTCTCCGAAGGGTTTGATCACCCTCCGATTGACTGCGTCGTGCTCATGCGGCCGACGCGTTCGCCCGTGCTCTATGTCCAGACATGCGGAAGAGGACTGCGACCTTATCCAGGCAAAGAAGACTGTCTCGTGCTTGATTATGGCCAGGTCGTGAAGACTCTAGGCCCTTTGGATGAGCCCAATGTAAAAAACAAAAAAAGCGAAAGCGGAGAGGCTCCCGTCAAAGAGTGCCCTGATTGCTTCACGTTTGTTTTTGCTGGTGTGCGGTCTTGTCCAGAGTGCGGATTCGCTTTTCCGGAACCAAAGCCGACCATCGAAAAACTCGATCGAAAAGCCGATTCTGAAACTGAGATTTTATCCAAGGCTCTAAAGCCTGAAACAAAGATCAATAACTTCGCATTTTTAGCGATGCACGAGAGCAAAAACGGCAATCTTTGCGTGAAGATTACCTATGCGACTCATGACGTGAAAAGCCCATGGGGAGCGCATTTTGGGGATACCGAGTTCTTTGTGACGACGTCACCTTGGGCAATGGAGCGGTTAGAACGGCGACTCACGGATCTGGACGTCGATCTGCCTGGGATTCCATTTGAAGACGAGATCTGCGTTCCCGGCACTTTTGAAGTTGTCAAAACAAAAGACGGCGCTTATGACCGCATCCTCTCGGTGAAGCGGACTGCGGCACCTGAGCCAGTGCTCGTGAAAGACGACACTTCATTCGACTTCGGATTTAATGAACCACGGGCAAATAGCCCGATGGACATAGGATTTTAAAATGCCAAATGCAGCTTTTTATAAAAAACATCGAGAAAGATTACTGCTTGAAAGCAAACTTCGTAAAAACTGGAGAAAAAAGACTCCGGAGCAAAATTTTTCGACCTACCTGAAATCCCTCTATGGGATTACAACTGAAAGATATAATGACATTTTAAATAGCCAAAATGGAAAATGTGCAATTTGCAAAGGCGATGAAGTTCATCGAAGGCATCTTTCTGTCGATCACTGTCACGAAACTGGGCAAATACGAGGACTTTTGTGTGTCCGATGTAACGCAGCAATAGGTCACTTTAAAGACGACTCAAAAATTCTTAAACACGCAATAGAATATCTGGAGGAATGGTATGACGTTGGATTGGCTTTCTCAAAATGATGCAAGAAAAGAATCTGAGAGTGTTCAAGGCTCTGAAGCTTGGAAAAAATGGCGCTCAAAAGGTCTAGGGGGATCAGATAGCGCTGCGCTTTTTGGATGGTCGCCTTATAAAACAGTGAAGCAACTCTGGTCAGAGAAACTCGGTCGCACCGTTCCAGTGTTCGGGCCATTTCAGCAAGCGGCGATGGATCGTGGTAAGAGACTTGAGCCGATTATCAGAAAGCGGTTTGAGGAAATCGTCGGAGTTCCGTTTACTGAAAAGACCGAGGAGCACAAAGAGTTCTCGTTTATCCGGGCAAGTTATGACGGAATCCATCGGACTTTTAAAAACGAGGACGGCTCAGTAGGTCGAATCCTTGAGATTAAAACGGCAAATCAAAAAGATCACGCGATGGCGAAGGCTGGAGAAGTTCCTCTCAAATATTTGACTCAACTCAATTGGATGGGTCTCGTCGCAGGCATCTCTTGGTTTGATTACGTGTCTTACGGCTCTGACGGAACTTACGAGCGCGTGACTCTCAAAGCTGACCCGTTGATTCAAGAAGAGCTTTTAAAAAGAGCAAAGCTCTTGTGGAAGTGTATCGAGGAAAAAACTGAGCCCACCGATGTTGATTTTCCATACTGGATCTACCCTCTCAAGGCTCCACTGGATCTCTCTGGTTCTGAAGAGCAAGTAGCAGAGCAAGAGACCGAAGCTCTCGTCGCTGAAGCTCTCAAGTTTCAAGAGGAGATGAACGCGGCCGAGGCCCGCTTTGACGCCGCCAAAGAGAAGCTTAAAAAGGTTTTGGGCGATCGGGAAAAGATGCAGTGCGGAGAGGCTATTTTCGGCTGGCAGATCAGAAAAGGATCAGTCGACTACGGGAAGATCCCAGCGCTCGAAACAATCGATCTTGAGCCGTACAGAAAAGGTGAAGTCAAAGCGTTCTATTTTAAGAGGGCAAAATAATGCACCACAGAAAATGCCTGGTTTACGTTTGCACCTGCAAATCCATCGAGCGAAAAGAACTCAGCACTCAGACAAAAGAACAGAATACGCGTCATAAATCCGAACTGGAATCGGCTCAACTGGCGTCGCATTCGTTGGATAAATCGAAATATCCAAAGCTTGCCCTCGAATCGGAAGAAGGAGCGAAGTCTGCAACGCTGTAAGTGCAATTTGGATTTTTCCGATGGCGGCTCCAACAATCGTGATGCCAGAATTCGGCGCTTGAATCCCTAGCATGAGTTCAGTTCCGTCTGCGTTCAAAAAACAAGTCTTGATGTCGTAGACGGTAGTCAAATCGTAAGGATCGCCAGTGATCGCGTTGCGGAGGCGCACGAGAAAAGAGGCTTGCCCGCCTGTGATAATGATCGCTTTTCCACGTACTTGCGGCTGCATAGTTCCCCCTTTTATCCCGTTATCCGATGACCAGCATGTCAGGTGGGACGACTTCACCTTCTAGAGTTGTTCCAAGAACCGTCGCTCCGCCTCCTCCTCCGCCAGCACTCGCAATTTGAATCGCGTCGTCGGCTTCAGAGTAGTTCGTATTTCTGACAGTGAATGTTCCGTCAGTGAATACGACTTTTTTAATGCTATAAGCTCCAGCGGTGAAAAGAGTCTGAGCCAGATTATAGCTGTTTCCATCAAAATTGGTCATTCCGATCCAGCCTGTAACTGGACCAGAAGTACTGAAAATTCGAGCAGCGACAAATAGACCTGCCTGGTCAAATGTCACTCCGATCATGAATGGAATGCCAGTCTGAATCATAGATTTCCTTTTAGGTTACTGTGATCGCGCCGGAAACAACTTCATCGAGTAAATCTTCTGAGCCCATATTTGACGGATTAAGAACGTTTCCGCTAATAGCAACCGTGATTGACCCATCTAAAAATCCAGTACGAAGCGCGATATCTGCACAAGTTGCTGCTGCGGTTGATGCGGCAAAAGTATGAGTACCGCCTAGACCGGCAATGGACTGACCATTGATTGTGACAGCGTTGGTTCCATTATTTGTGACTAAAATTCCTGAAACTGCCATGCATTCCCCCCTTAGTTCACCGTCTTTAAAGCAGTGATGATATTTGCCTGAACGTTTCCAGTAACCGCAGCAGAAGTGATCACGCGAAGAGTAAATCCATTTTGAATATTAAAACTCATCGGAGGAGAAACCATCGCTGAACCTGTCGCTGGTACTGTGAAATATAAAGGATTCCCAACCACAGACGCGCCGTTCATGAGTTCGATTTCTAAAACGGTTGAGGCTGCCGCCGTACTCGTGGCATAGACGTAAACTTGCCAGTTAGCGCTAGGAGTCCCAGCAGCACTCCCAGAGTTAAGTCCAGCCGTTTGAACAAGCGTTGCACCTGAAGCAGGATTAGTGGCAATCGCTCCGAAAACAGGAACCCCTGATCCATCATCCGCGAAAGCCGCGTGCAGATTGAAAAGCAGTAGAAAAAGAATGAAAATTCTCACTTTTCATATCCTCCAAAATTTGTGTACCAGTTATAAGCGGTAGCCGCAGCAGGAGTCGTTTCCCAGAGAATGATTTGACCAGCCGCCACAGGAATAGGCTCAGCCAGATAGACTGTCGCAGTATTTGATTCTCCGGAACCCTTTTGATAACTCGTGTACACGATTGTTCCATTGATCGAAAGAGAGCACGTTCCGAATTGAGAAGCAGTCGCCGCCGCTGCATTTGTTTCAGCAGTGCAATCAAAGTACTGAAGATAAAAAGTCTTTGCTGCTGTGACTGTGTAAGTGAGAATGACTTGATTCGAAGTGGTAGCTGTCGTCTGAATATTCCCAGCTTTCATCACAACGGTTTTACCAGCCGTATTGCCTAAGCTAGCATTCAAATCCCCATTTGTGTTTGTAGACAAAGTACGCGTGTTCGTACCGTCAGAACCAGCAATGACCATTGACCTAGCTGGAGTAGCGCTTCCCGGCGTTCCACTCGAAGCCTGAATCACAGGCAAATAGTTAGTCCCAGAAATCGTTGTCACTGGCCCTACTGTGGCGTTAGCTCCATCTACGACTTGAGATTTTTGAGATCCATCGCTTTGCTTTGTAGAAGTAGCAGCAAGAGCGGGGAGTGGAAGACTCGCGGCACTGATCGGCTGAGTCACCGCAGAGCCATCCGTTTTAACAGCAGTTGAGTTCCCCCCTTGAATGGAGATCGGAGAAGTCAATTTCGTATCAATCGAAGCCAGATGACCGCCCGTCTCTTGCGCGGCATTGGATGGAAGAACAGGAGTATTATTTGGCGATACAGCTACTACGATGGCTGTATCTGTGGCGACCGCTGCTGTGCTCGCAGCCTTGATCGTATTCGTCACTGACTGAGTAGTCCCATCTCGAAGCATCTGTGGATTCGAAACGATCACTGACGCTGGATTCAAAGAAGAGGTCGCTTTGATCGTTGCGGTACCCGTCATCGCGGCGGTAGCACGAACACGGACACAGCCAATTGCTCCCGTATTCATCCCACCTTGGAAATTTCCAGTAAAAGAATTAGCGATGTACGAAACGCCCGATTGTTTCACTCCGCGAGAGGTATAGGTCGCACAGTCTTGACTGACTTCTGTCGCAAGAGTTCCTGTCCAAGATCCACTGCTCAATAGCTCAGCAGCTTCGACAGACGACAAACTAAAAGTCGCGCAAGCTCCGGCTGTACAAGTGCCAGTGATCAAAACTTGACCATTGGCTACCGTCGTTGAAGTCGTCCCGCTGTCGACGACCGTGATCGCCTGAGTCGCTGGAGTAACGTCGGCTGGTCCAAGCGCTGTGACTGAACCGCTCACGGGCTGCGTGACGCCAGATCCGTCGACCTTCACGGCTGTAGAGTTACCGCCTTGAATCGCGATCGGTGAAGTCAGCTTCGTATCAATCGAAGCTAGGTGTCCGCCCGTTTCTTGAGCAGCGTTAGATGGCAATGGAAGGCTCGCAGCGCTCACAGGTTGAGTCACCGCTGAGCCGTCGACTTTCACCGCTGTAGAATTGCCGCCTTGAACGCTCACTACATCGGAAGAGGTAAGAGCACGAATACTGCGAGGATCGACTTGGACGCCAGCCACATTAATCCCAGTATCAAGAGGCCGCTGTGAACCAGATACCTGAGAAGTAATCGCATTTCCTGCTCCATCGTGCAAATTAACATTGGGACTTGTCGTGATCGTTCCAGAAACAGGAAGAGGATTCGTCAATTTTGTGTCGATCGACGCTAGATGCCCGCCAGTTTCCTGGGCGGCATTGGTCGGAAGAGGAAGAGCTGCGGCTGAGACCGACTGAGTGGATTGGAAAAAAACGCCCGTCACTGCGACTGAAGAATTCAACTTCGCTAAAATCGAAGCGAGATTTCCCCCCGTCTCAAGTGAATAATTTGTGGATGGATTGGCGATCGTGACCGATCCCGTGATCGTGGCATCGACATTGATCGATCCGTCTGAATTGATCGCCATGCAATGCACGCCGCCAGCGTTGCAGAGATACATTGGCCAAGCGTTTGAGGCTGTATTTGGCGTACCTTGATTAACCGTGGACGATCCGCCAGGAGTGATCACATTAACGTCGAGACCTTGTTTGCCTCCTACGGCTGTCGTGGTGACTTTATTTCCAGATTGGTCTTTGATGACGACAGAGCTATTGATCGTGTCAGCGTGAGCCGTGAGAGTTAAAAGCGCAAAAATGGCTAGAAGTTTTTTCATTTGTTCCCCGCGCTATTCATCCGCGCAATTATCGCTTGTGTAGCTAGGCTACATTGATTCCCCAGGTATCTGCAAGCCGTTTCGAGTTCTGTCTTTAAAGTTCCCCAGTCGTCTGACGACATGATCATCGCCGCTCCGCGCGTAGGAAGAACGGTGAGTGTCCCTTGAGTCTGATCGTCAGCACAGACGGGGAATGTCTGGACCCAGACAGTCTGCTTATTCACGACGCCCCAATATCCTACGGGAATGCAATTCCGAGCGACGGGTTGTGCATCCAAAAAATCAAGGAGTTCATGGAATGAGAGAGTCTCAGTTTCTGAGCTGATTAAGTGCGAGCAGATTCCGCCGCTAGAGATCAATCCTGCGGCCGAGCAAACGTGCGCTTCTTGAATCGTGACGCAACTGCTAATGAGAGAAGCGAGTAAACTGAGACATAGCAACGAGAGCAGCGGCTTGAGCTTGAAGAAATTCACTTGAAGTGATCCCCTTTTCTTGAGCAATGATCACGAGCTGCTCAGAAGCAGCGTCATAGGCCGATTGATGTTCGGCGTTGATCAGTTGAATGGCGCTCACATCGATGAGCAAAATGATCTGATTGAAAATCGCGTCAGTGATCAGCGTGATCGTGGCCTCGTCCAATTGCTTGATGACGGGGAGATCCAAAAAGGGGATTTCCCCTTCGATATAGTTCTCTCCAGCCGTGATCATCGGCGTCCAAATTAAGTTGTAAAATATTGTCTCGGCTGAAGTCAGAGACTGGTTAACAGAAGTGGTCATATAGCCTTACTTTCTTGATATCTCTTCTGATAATATTCTTTGTTTTCAGCGTAAAAATCTCGACTATTCTGCAATCGACAAGCTTTACATACCCTGTTCCCTTTCTTCCCTAAATAAGTATTCTCTACAGTGAATTCATGACCATGAGCACAATGAGTTTGAGCTGCATGCTTTGCCGATGGTCCGACTCCTCTCAAAATATTTACTCTGGGAGTGACGAGTTCTAAATGCGCAGAATTTACGCACAAAGTATTTCGACACAAATGGTCAAGATGCATTCCTTTTTGATGAGGCCCTTTGAATTTTTCGTATGAAAAAATATGCGCGTAAGTCCACGTTCCACGCTTGCCCAGAGGCATTCGCCCATATCCGTTTTTTGTGGCTCCAGTCCAGTTCCAGCAATCTGAATTACTGTCCTTTGAGACCCTTTTTTGGAAGGCTTCTAACGTGGTCACTGAATTTCCTTACTAGGTGATGAAAAACAAATCCGGCGGCGTGCCCAATGACGTAGAATTTGAGTTCTACCCAGTGAAGATGAATCCACGCCGCCAGCATGTTTTTAGACGGAAATCTTCGCGAGTTCAGCGTCCATCGCGGCTTTTACGAAAGCGATCTCCGAAGAGAGAGACGGGAACTGAGCAGCGACTAAAGCGAGAGCCAGATCAGCAGCTTGCTGAGCTTGCAGATCGATTTCCATGC